TTCAATATAAATTTTTCACTCTCAGGTTTAACTATTTCTGATTGATCTACTGCGTTATATGAAGCATCAATCTTCTCTATTTGCTTCATAGGATTATCTGTTGCTCCAGCTTCTTGTTCACGTTTCTTTCTAACTGCTTTAGCCTTATCTGTCTGATCTTTATATGTGTCTTCAACTCCTAATACTGCACTTAAATCAGTTAATCCTTCTGCATGATCTAAGTATATATCATCTACAAATTTAATAGTACTATACTTCACATATGGCTGATTGAAGTAGAATAACTTATTATACTTCCCAACTGATGCATCACACTTATATCGTCTCTTAACTAATTTAAAGCTCATGTATGCTTTTTCTTCATCTATTACTTCTTGATGTATAATAATAACTACATCACTATTCTCGATAATCTCCCATGAACTACCAACACCATCTCTACTCATCATCTTACCAACATCAAGTTTACCACTTAATGTTGCTTGATCTACCATAGTTGCTGTATTACGATTCAACTGCTGTGCTGTGATAACTGGAATCTCTTTAAGCTTAGCTAATGTCTTTAATTCATTACTAATATTCTTTAACTCAGTTTTCTCACTATCAGCTTTTCTTGCTGGTCTAATACGCTTAATATAATCCAATATCAATGCAATAACTTCTCGATTATCATCTTCCATATCATCAATAATTGTATATAGATCATCAGTAGAAATTGATTGATTAGGATAATACTTAATCACAATATCAATATTATTCTCAGTGGTGAGTGTCATAAACTCATCTTCTTTTAATCTTTTAATAGCATCAGTTACTGCTGCTCTTTGCTTATCATCATCAGCATTTGCTTCATCATATGGGAAATTTTCATCTCCTACTACCATAGAGTAGATTCTTTCTACAGTCTCATCTACATCATTCTCCATAGTTATCAATAATATAGTAGGTGTATATCCTGGTTTACTTGGAATTACTCCAGCATTATATTTTTTAATATCTAATGCAGTCTTTAATAATATTGATGATTTACCACCACCAGGTAATGCTAAATATGTATATAATCTCTTAGCTCTATATCCATCACCTAAGATACCATTTAACATTCTAATACCTGTCTTAAACTTCTTATTCTTATCCTTTAATCTCTTAAAGGTATCTAAGATAACATTATCGAATCCTTCTGGTGGATTCAATGAGAATGTCTGTTCACTCTCAGCATCTCTAACTTCACGAGCTCTCTTAATATAATTTGCAGATAAGTTATAAAGAGTATCTGCCAACTCTTTGTGTGTGCCGTAACCATCTAACATAATTCTTTCACTAATCTCAGCACACTTCTGTTGATATGATAAAACAAAACCAAAATTTAATCTATCTTTAATAGACTCCATAATGAATAATGCTTCATCATATGAAATCTCTATTTTTCTAGCTGGTGGTATCATCTCCTTAACTAGAATATTATTATCAGGTCTCTCTGCGACATATAAGTCTATAATAGACTGATTATGATAATTCTCATTTAAAATAGCTTCTATCGTATGTGTAATAATTTGTATCTTAGCAACCAATTTAGGGTGCTCATTATAAGTATCTGTAGTAAGGTCTATTGCACTTACTAGTTTATAAATCAGTGTGAGATTCTTCCTATTCTTCAACACACTATTTTCTTTAAAATTTAATATTCCTAGAATACCATCTAAGAATTCGTGATCCAAATCCATTTGAATCTTGTTGCAATCAATCGCCTGTAAATTGTCCATTTCATATACCTCCTGTATAAAAAATAAAATCATTAAATGTTATATAGATGTCATCCATAGAATAAAGTCCTACAGGAAGAAAAAAGGAAAGCCCTATTGGGCTTCCTCGGAATCACCTCCTTCCTCAGACTCTTGGAGGTCGGTATCGGTATAGTACCAATATCCGTCCTCTCCCTGGACAATCTGTCCAGATTTGATAAGCTTTGCAACTCGCACGGCGTTGAAGATGTCAGAAACTAATCTGACACCTCCATAGATAGCCAAAACATTCTTGGCTATCTCGACCTTGCGAGCAGTTGCCGCAGCACTCTTAAGTGCTGTTGTGGTTGTTGCAGTTGCTGATGATTTTTTGATATTAAAGATCTTCATAAAGATCTCCTTTCTCCCCGTCAAGCCGTTAGGTCAGCTAAATATTTTTGTATTGATTACACCTAAATGATATATGTCTATATATATTGATTATACGGATTTATCTATGATCCCTTTATCTTAAACAACATTATATGTAGATATAGGTATTATCACCTATATCTACATATTTAACTATTCTTTGTTCTGTTCTCTATATCTGTGTAATAATTCTTTCTTGAGCTTTAGTTCTATTTCCTTCTTCAATCCAGTGTCTACACACATTGAATATTTCTCTAAGAAGTTTCCAACTAATTGGAAGTTGTCAAATAGATCATCAACTATCTGAGTCTCTAATCTAGGATTATTATAATCTGAGTATCTAATAAATTCATCAATACTTCCATTCATAGAACTAATTATATCATCAATAATTGTATACATATTACTCAGAATAATAGATAAGTTCTCATCACTTAAATTTACCTTATAATTAGATTCTGTAAGGTTATTAGTTGATTCTAACATATTGACATATTTATCCATATTTCTATCTAATATATTTCCACAATATGCTGAGAAATTATGCTTAATATTTAATATGAAATATCTATATGTCATATGTATTCTATCTAACAATGTGCTGTAATCTAAATTACTAGCATCTACAAATTCAACATCTAAGTATGCTCTAAAGAATTCCATCATCTTACTCATAAACTCTCTAATTAATCTATCCAAGTCATTTTCATCATCATCTGTCTCTATTTGATCTACAGATGCTCTATATGAGTTAATAAATGAATCCACATAATCAATCTTATTGTTATTAGATGGATTTTCAAACTGAGTCTTTATCTGTTGTAATAATAATCTCATAGGCTCATCAGTTAAGAAAATCTCTGTCTCAATAGGTGTTGGTTCGTAATCGTAAGTGTATAACATAATATCTATTCTCCTTTATCTAATATATTCGTCTAAATTACCAAATGAATTCATAAAAATATCAACATGACCACATTCTGCACATATCTTAGCTACACCTAATATTCTTTTCTTAAATAATCTTCTTCTAGTAATATTAGATGTACAACTAGATACTGATCCACATACTGGACATTTATATCTAGCTAGTTCAACAACCTCTGGTAATCCGTGTGTGAATACGGATTTATCTAATCCAAATGCGTCATTATTGAAATTCTTATCTGGATCTAAATCAGATAAGTCCTTCCTTAAGTCTTCTAATATCTCACCAGATTTATCTGTTATATCAGCTAGTGAATCTGTGATATTATTATCTTCATCATACTTCATAATCTTATACATACCTACCTTTCATACTTTATTATTATACTAGTATAATAGGTTCTAGTATATAATACTCCTAGAACCTAATCATATTAGTTATCTTTCTCGTCCTATTATTTGTTGTGGTTGTAGTCTTACCAACCTCATAACCCATAACTCCTAATATCTCTAATACTGGAATAATAGGTGCCAATATCTTATTGATAATTGACTCATAATCTACTAATGGTAATATCGCTTCTGGAATACGTCTACCATTTGGTACACATATACAATTCAATCCTTTACAAGCTAAATTATACTCATCACCAGATTTTCTCTTAGTAGTAAAAATTCCACTAGTGTCGTTAAATACTTCTTTAACTAAAATATCGTATGTAGTTGGATACTTATCTTTCATATAAGCAATATCATCTATAGTGTATCCAACTAATTTTACTAGATTAGGTTTACTAGGAATATCTATTTCATCATCTGGATTTAAGATATTCCATGCTACCATACCTCTTACGCCATATTGAGTACTAGGGTTAGCAAACTCACTAACATCTTTAGCATTGCATATAGGTAGATGCTCCAAATTACCAGTATTGATAGAATGAATGATATTATTCTTAAATCTTTCAATATCATTCAACATACCAGCAGTATCTGGAGTCTTTGGTTTTATCATATATTCATTAATTAGAGTCATGATATATTTCTCAATAGCTTCACTAGTTGTTGATTTAACAAAATCAAATCCAGCAATATTAGTAGGGAATTTTGTATTGAGATTTCCCTCTCTTAATGCTGTCTGAGTAATATATCTTTTCTTAGCATTGCCAATAAACATCTTTAGGAATAAGAACTCATTCTTCATATTTAAAATTCCTATCTGATCTTCTGGAATGTTAGAATATCTACTATAAGTATCTAATACATCTTTAGCAGCACTAGTTATGAAGTAGGTTATAGTATTGACTAGTATGAAATCATTATACATACTATTTCTACCATAATTATTTCCACATAATACATTATCACGAATCCAATCAACTATATATCCTAGATATAACATATTAGAATCTGTATCAATTACAGTTACACATTTTCTCATGAAGTTCTTAATTCTATAAACCCTATCAAAATGCCCCAAATGAACTCAAACGTTTGGATA